ACAGCCTAAGCCAAAACGAAGTTGTCTACGCTATTGCCGCTTCAGGCACACCTAAAGTAGCTCTATTGCAGGTAACCTCAGCGTGAGTGTTCGTATCCGTAAAAAGGGTGAAGCCATTACTCTCAGTGGTAGTGCGACCTCTACTAAGGCTAAATCTTCAATTACTGTAAAGAAACCGTAATGCCATTCAAATCCCGTGCCCAAGAGAAGTGGATGTACGCAACCCACCCTCAAATGGCGCGTCAATGGCAAAAAGAAACACCAAAAGGTAAACTACCTGAGAAAGTAAAGGAGAAGAAGTATGACAAAGGCTAAACTAGGCTCAGGCTCACGCTTTAAGAAGGTTGAAGCAGAGGCTGCTAAGTCAGGCGCTAAGAACCCAGCGGCTGTCGCTGCTGCTGCTGGCATCAAGAAGTACGGTCAAAAGAAAATGACAAAAATGGCAGTTGCTGGCAAGAAGCCAACAATGAATCGTAAAAAGGGGATGTAAGTATGTGCAAATCATGTGGTTGCGGTTGCTCTAAGCCAAATTGCAAGGGCGCCTGTAAGAAAGCCGATAAGAAGCAAGACGCCAAGGTAATGAAGGGCATGTCCCCTAAGCAGAAGTCTGCTTTTGAAAAAGCCGACAAGAAGATGGACGCTAAGAAGCCATCTGCCAAAGAAGATATGAAGATGGACAAGGCTCTTGCCAAGAAGGTCAAGAAGAAGTAAATACTTAGTAGTTAGGGCCTCCTAGAAATAGGGGGCCCTTTATACTTTAAGGGAGTCCGTGCGGATTCACAGTAAGACCCTTGCGAAACACCCTGCTACTCCATTGGAGACTTGCCATGGCTAATATTGATAAAGCCTCTGGAAAAGAGTTTGTGAAAGGCGCCTTTGACGTACCTTCTGCGCCCGATAATCACAATGTAGCAAAGGGAGTTCTCGCACTCGCCCTCTGGCGATTGTGGCGCAAGTGAACGTTGCCATGGAGAAAGCCGCAAAAAAGATAGCGGCAAGCGCAGCCAATAAGCTCACATCTCAGCTTCGTGAAATGGCATACCGAGCAGAGTGGCCTTCAGACATTATTGTTCAACTCTCAGTAAAAGCTGAGGGCGAGAATCTATATATCTCATACCCAGATTCTCTTAACACTCAAATTGAAAATCTTGAGTACGGCACCCCTGACACAGCACCTACCGCTGTCATCCGCCCTTTTATGGCGCGATATGCTGAAAATCTAGAGACAGAAGTTTCTGAGAGCATCGTAGATATCCTATCGAATATGGGGGCTTTCAATTGACTTTTGTTCTTGCTGAAGATGCGGCTCTTAAAGCATACCTACAGGGCCTGACAGTTAGTGATGAAGCTAACCCCACACGCCCAGTAAAAGTGTGGTTTGGATTTCCTGACGTTGAAGTACGCACACAGAACTATCCATACATCACAATTGAGCTTATTGACGTGCGTGCTGCTGCAGAGCGTCAGGTATCTGGAAGTTTGGTAGACAACGATTATATGGGCACTGTTACCCCAAACGTTAACATTGCTTACCGATACGAGTTTCCACTTCCCTATGACCTTACCTATCAGGTCACATCCTATGCACGTAACCCACAGCATGACCGTTCCCTTATATTTCAACTACAAAAGAAGTTTCCTAGTCAATACGGAACATTGCAAGTGCCTAATGATTTGGGCACGGCAACTTCAAATCGAACAATGATTCTCGACGGTTTCTTAAAAAGAGACATGATTGAGGAAGGACGTCGTTTATTTAGAAACGCGTTCACTGTCAGAGTTATCAGCGAAATGACACCTGCAGACGCTGGCAACGCCCTATACACCGTACAATCCGTCAACATTAATACGTCAACATCTGAAATACCATCTGGTTTCACACCTGTTCAAAAATAACCCAAGGAGATAAATAATGACCGCTTACCTACGCCCAGGCGTGTATGTTCAGGAAACCCTGAATCCTACAGCGCCAGTTGTTGGTGCGAACTCCACATCAGTAGCTGCTTTTATTGGCGCTAATGCTCGTGGTCCTTTGACACCTACACTTGTTACATCATGGAGCCAGTATCTTAACTACTACGGCAGCTGGAGTTCAAACAACACATTGGCTCTCTCTGTATTCTTGTATTTTGCTAACGGCGGAAGCCAAGCATACATCCAACGCGTAGTAACGGGCTCAACTGCTGCAGCAACTCGTACTCTTCAAGATAGCGAGGGTTCCCCAACTAACACCCTTACTTTGACTGCTGTTAACCCAGGAACATGGGGAAATAGCATCAACGTATCCACACAATCATCCCCAGGAAACGCTGGACACTTTGACCTTATTGTCTACTACGGTGGCACAACATCGTCATACAAGGTCGAGACATTCCCTGGCCTATCAATGACACCAACAGATGCTCGTTATGCCCCATCAGTAATTAACTCACAGTCGGCATATCTTGTTGCAACAGACGCTGGTTCATCAGCAACTGGTGCAACACGTAACCCAACAGCTGTGACAAACCAAGCTCTTGCTTCTGGCGCAGATGGAACAACACCAGCTGCTCAAGACATCGCTAACGGAGTTACTGGTTTTGACACAATCCTTTCATCCCTCGTATTGAACGCACCAGGAATCACAGACTCAACCTCTGTGAACATTCTTCTTTCTTATGCGCTAAATCGGGGCGATGTATTTGTTGTTGTTGACCCAATTAATGACACTGTAGCTAACCAACTTACATTGGCTGCCGAGTACACGCAGACTTCTTATGGTGCTGTTTACTACCCACCAATTACAATTAACGACCCAACAAATACAACACCAGGAACTGTTATCACAGCAGCAAATCCAGGTGGAGCAATTGTTGGAAAGTACGTTGCTACAGACACTGCTCGTGGAGTATTTAAAGCCCCTGCTGGTCTGGCTGTTCGTCTTGCTGGAGCTATCTCAGTACCTTCATTGACCAACGCTAACTTGGATTCTTTGAACTCTGCAGCAGCACCAGTAAACGCTATCCGCTTCATTCCAGGTTCTGGAATCGTAGTAATGGGCGCCCGTACCCTACAACCTGGTTATGCCAGCATGTATGTTCCAGTACGACGCACTCTTATTTACTTAGAGAAGGCTTTGGTAGACCTTACCAACTTTGCCATCTTTGAGCCAAATGACACAGTTCTATACCGCCGAATTACTGCGGTTGTAGGCAACTTCTTGAACCAGTTCTGGACACAAGGCGGTCTTCGTGGAACAACCCCACAACAGGCTTACTTCGTCCTCTGCGATACGACAAACAACACCTTGTCTACCGTAGAAGCTGGACAAGTAAACATTCAGGTAGGCGTTGCTCTACAACGTCCAGCTGAGTTCGTAGTAATCAATATCGGTCAGTTCGATGGCGGCGCGACCGTCACAGTGGCTTAAGGAGCTTAACAAATGGCAACACCAGGAAACAACATCAATCGCTTTTCTACCATTGCGACAGACCCATTACGCAATTTTAAGTTTATTGCGGAATTTACTGCCGCTAATGGACTGCCGTTTGATGCAGCAATTGCCCCTACAGTAGCTGCTGGATTTACTAGCATCACTGGATTGGGCATTAACACACAGTCAATTCCATACCGTGAGGGTGGCTACAACACCACTATTCACCAGATTCCTGGAATGACAACATTTACACCTATTACATTCCAGCATGGTACCCTTAACGGAAACTACCAAGGAATTAAATGGATGCGCGGATTATTTGCTGCCGCTCAAGGTGAAGGCCTAGCCATTACCCCAGGCACAAATGATTTTCGCTGCAACGTCAAGATTTACATTCTTGACCACCCAGTCCAACCAACATCAGACACCTCTGACTTGGTAGCTAATGCAAAGATGCGCTTTGATGTGCATAACGCATGGATTACCACACTTCAGTACTCTGACCTCAACGCAGGCGACCAAAACATCCTGTTTGAGCAGATGACTCTAGTACACGAGGGTCTTTCTGTTGGATTTATGAATGGCGCAACAGTAGACACTAACACACCACTAGGACTCAACTAAACAATTAACTAAGGAGCACGATTCGTGGCAAATATTACGGACCCAAAGGTAGTCAACGCAGCAATTGCGGAAGCTACAAAAGAGGCGCCTGTAGAAGTTATTACAGTAGCACCATCGAATAACGAGGTTAATCTTCCTGGGGGGTACATCTCCCAGGAAGGTATCCTTGCAAAATACGCAGAAGTAAAAGAGTTAAATGGAGCTGATGAGGAGGCTATTGCAAAAGCTGGTTCTTTAGCCCGAGTTTTTAACACTATTATCCAAAGAGGTTTAGTAAGCCTTGGAGGAGAAAAGCCTGGAAAAGATTATATTGATGAACTGCTCTCTGGTGATAGAGACGCAATTCTTCTCGGTATACGAAAAGTAACTTTTGGTTCAATAGCTGAGTACAACTTGGTATGTCAAAAATGCAACACACAATCTATCGTTGAGATTGATTTGGATAACGATGTTCCTGTTACGGAACTTGGAAACCCAATCGCAGATAGAAACTGGAAAGTAGAACTTCGTAAGAGTGAAGCGACTGTGACATTTCCTAACGGCAGGGCGCAAACCCTACTCTTGGAAAACTCAACAAAAACAACTGCGGAACTAAACACGATTCTTCTTGAAAATTGTGTGCTTGGTATAGATGGGAAAGCTTCACTAGGAGCATCTACTGTACTTAAGTTGGGCATTGCTGACAGAGATACCCTCATCTCAGACATTTTAGAAAAGAACCCAGGTCCACGCCTAGGGGAGGTGACAAAGACCTGCGAGGCATGCGGAGAGGTTAACCCTACTCCTGTAAGTCTCGTTGCTTTGTTTCGCTTATAGTGAGAAAGATTATGAAGCTCTTCTAGACCAGTACGAAGTAATATCTCGTTCTTTTCCTGGTTGGACATTGAGCGACATTCGTTCTCTATCTTTTAGAGAGCGTGGTAACTGGATTGAAAGAACTGTAAAGAGAAGAGGCGCACGTGGCTGACGAGTTAAACCCAGAATCGGGGTCTAAGACAAAGCTCATCAATGACATGATTTCATTGATGCAGCGTCTGGCTGCTGAATTTGACAGGATTGACGCTAAGTCTAAGGACATTGCCGCAAACCTTAAAAACGCTAACGGTGTCATAGGCGGCATTATGGGTAGCGGTGGAGGAGGCGAAACTACCTCAGAAATCGCTGATAGTAGCGGAACATACAGTGGTGGCTTTGGTTCTACAGCTGCTGCAATGGGCGGCGCTGCCGCTACTGCTGGTCTTGGTGTTCTTTCGGGCATTGCAACAATGATGCCTACGGTTCAACAGGCTGTAAGCTCCCAACTTCTTACCTCTCAAGCTAAATTTTCGGGCATGCAGGGAAATGTCAACGCCACAGTACAAAGTATTATGGCGCAAGGAACATCTGCAAGCTCTAGTGACTTACAACAAGCCATTGCCTTAGGAACTGCAAACGGAGTTCTTCCAGGACTTCCTGGCTACAACAGCCAAATTCTTCCAGGAGTGGCTCAAGTCTCTAACCTTACTGGAAGTTTTCAAAGCGCTATGCAGGCAACTGCATCTTTGAACTCTGGTCAATCTGTTAACACACTTCGTATGATGGGTATTTCAGTACGTGGTGCAAATGGAGCTGAAAGAAGCCCGGCAGCTATCTTTAAAGATATTTGGAATTTTGCAGTATCTCAATCTGGTGGTCGTTTAAATGCGGGCAATATCGCTATCGCCCTTCAACCAGGAAACGGTTTATACAATTTACTTCAAGCGGCCTCTGCTGGAGACCCTACTCTATTTCAAGCGCTTCAAACTGCTGCGCTTCAATTTGCTCAAGGCGGCAATCTTAGTAAAGCGAGTACAACAGCTACTGGACAAACGACAGCGGCGCTTAACTCTCAAAGCGCACTCAACGCCTCTCAATTTGGATTAACCGCTGCTTCTCAAACACCTGAGGCGGCTGGTTTTGTAGAAGCCAATAAACTACTAACAAGCGCAACTAATAGCTTGGCTAAACTTGTTGATAGTAACGCTACCGCTGCATGGGCACTTAAGCAATTGGCTAAGGGTGAAACTCTTACCAATAGCCCTATCGGTAAAGGTGGAGCGGGAATCCTTGGAAGTATCGGTGGATTCTTTAAAAAAGCCGCAAATATTTCTGTTGATGCTGCTGAAGGTTTTGCTCTTGGTGAGTTAGTAGACCCAGCTGGTGGAGGATTTTTTGGAGGAGCTGCTGGTGCCATAAAAGGTATGCTTGGCTCTGGAAATGGAAACGGGAGCACTGGCCTTGGTCAAGGGGCAACCGTAAACCCACAAACTTCAGGAATTCAATCTAACGGAGCTATTGGTGCAGCGCTTACAGCTGCTTCAAGTGTTATTGGAGTTCCATACGCGTGGGGCGGCGGAAGTATTGGCGGTCCTACAAGGGGAACGCAACAGGGCTCTAACACCATAGGTTTTGACTGTTCTTCTTTTGTTCAATATGTTTTTGCAAAAGTGGGCGTTATGTTGCCACGCACAACCTACGCACAGGTTAACTGCGGTGTTGCGGTGCAGCCATCCCAAGCTCAAGTTGGAGACCTTCTTTTCTTCGGCAGTGCGACTGCACCAGACCACGTAGCTATTTACTTGGGCAATAATCGTTTGATTCAAGCCCCGCATACTGGTGGAGCAGTTAGCACAGCAAGCGTTGACTTAAGCACCGTTTCTGCTTGCCGTCGTTTAGTAAGCGGAGCAACGGGAACAGCGATTAACGGCAACATTACAAAAGCTGGAACCAGCGTAACTTCTATGTCTGGAAGCCTAAGCGCAATTCTTTCTGGAATGTCTGCTACCACAGGTCAAATCGGCACTCAAAGCATAAACATGAATGAGCTTATGGGATACGACGCATCCCAAGCTATGAGTGGTGGAATGTCCAGCAGTTCAGGTCTTGGTCAAGGTGCAGATAGCGGTTTAACATTTTACCCATCAACAAGTATGGCTAAATCATACCTTTCTATCAATAGCAGAACTGGTACACTAGAAGCGTCCTCCTCTAATGGAACTACCATTAATTATGGGGGCGTAACGATTACAGTACCTGTACCTCAAGGAACACAACTCGACGAACAAAAACTTGCATCCCTAATTAAAAAGGAAATGACTTCTATTGGGATTAATGCAAAGGTGGCTAATAGCTAATGACAACCTTCAATCTTTCTACATGGGCAAACGCAGCGTACAACTCAAAAACTAGCGATGCAAGCCCAACTGCCACCCCAAGTAGCTCAACACCTGTACCTAGCGCAGCTTCGGTAAGTAAAGCCTTAACATCAGCTCAACAAGCTATCGCACGTTCAAAACAATCGCAAAACATTGCATCGTTAAATGGGGCTATAAAAAACCTTCAAAATCAAGTTACAACGTACAAAACAAATATTTCTAATAACAATACGCTTATTGCTGAGTATAAAAACTATATTGCTACTGGAAAAGGACCGCTTGACGAATCTCTTAGCCCTGATGAGATAATCTCTTATGGAAATCAAGTAACAAGCTTGCAGTCTGAAAATACAAAACTTCAAAATAAGATTACGGTAAATAACACATTAATTGCCGCTGATGCTCAAAAAGTTGCTAACGCTTTTATTGAAGCACCTGCTGGAACAGGCAAAAATACAGGTAATAACAAAAACTCAAAAGTAAACATTACGAGTGCGCAAACTCAAACTCCCGCTGCTCCTCCAGAGTTTCCAGACTCTTCGTATCAATGGAATCTTCCTCCGCACGCATGGAGCCTTCCTGTGGAACCCTCAACTATGGTTGATACCATGCTACAAAGAACAGATGACTTTCATACTACACGCCGTGGTCGAATCTTTTATTACAACGGTTATGTTGGACCTTCTAGTTCGCCAAATTATCAAGACATTGCTACTACAGGGATGCACACACCTGCGGCTAACACACCGCCATCTGTTAATAAATACGGTTTTCAATTTATTTGGAACCCTGAAACTTTTACCCAATCTACTGCAGTAAATATGCAAGTCACTCCTAGTGGAAGTGACCCTTCTGTAGCTTTGACTGGTTTTGCTGCAGCAAATTCCCAAATGGAATTCACATTACGATTAGATAGAACTAATGATTTTGCGTGTGCTGAAACTATTTACACATCTTCTACTGGAGTTAGTTTAGACTCTATTGCTAAGTACTATTCAACAGGAAACAGCGACAGCAGTGGTGCATCTACCATAGATAAAATCACCCAACTTCTTGAATATGGGACTGAAGCAGATTTAGAATACTTGTATAAGACTGTTAATGGCGCTGGTTGGAAAGGTATTGGGGGAAGAGATACCTCTAATATCGGCTATCTCATGCCATCTCTTATCAGAGTAGACCTTGGCCAACAAAAATTTGTTGGGGTTGTGTCTTCTGTAAGCGTAAACCATCTAGCGTTTACTCGTGACATGGTTCCTATTCGCACAGATGTTGACATCACAATTGATTTACGTGCAAATATTCAACCTACAACAAATACTGGTTCGGGGCACTAATGATTTATCAAAACTCTCGTTATTACAATCAACTCATTGATTACGTTGCTTTCGATGAAACTGGGGCTGCAAATCCAATAGTTTTTTATGAATTCGACGACCCAGGAACTATTACATGGTGGTCTCACACTTACCAAGAGGGTGAACGCTTAGATGCAATTGCGTACAGTTATTACAAGCGCTCAGACTTTTGGTGGCTTATTCCAGAATACAATCCTGAAATAGGAGACTTTACTGATATAAAGCCAGGAACGGTTTTAAGGATTCCGCGTGTTTAGTTATTTAGACGTTGAGTTCCCAACTTTGAGCATCCCTTTAACTAGGGGGTATAGTTTAATGTCTACGCATGCTAGGTACGAGCATGAGGTTCTTACTATTCGTTTTATTGACTGGAATGTTACTTACGACTCAGTTTCTGACGGGACACCTGTGATTGTTACGTTACAGGGAATAGGCACTCAACGTGTTATTAATGGCTATGTACATCATATAACACCTGACGTAGCCCCTGATAAAAATTACGTTGACATTACAGTAATCGGGGCATCCCGTGTGTTTAAGCAGCAATCCCAAAAAGTTTGGTACGACACTACAGCTGACCAGGTAATAACAGATATTGCTCAATCAAATAACTTTGATTTTGTAGCCATACCTCATCCTCGAAAGTACGACCAAATTTCTCAAGCGGGTATGTCTGATTGGGAACTCATGGTAAAGCTTGCTAAACAAAATGGCTACACTCTTAAGGCGGATAACACTACCCTTATATTTCAACCATTAACCCAAGACTTTACAGAGATGAGACAGCAAGCCTCATATTATGTTATGCGGGGATTGGACCAAAAAGCAACAGGAATTTATTCTTTTAAACCGCTTATTGGTGAGAATATTCCCTACGCGGATGCGGTAAAAGCCACAGTTGCTGTCAGTGGAGTAGACAGAGAGACTGCTGTTAGCCATGCTTACACTAATCAAAATCCTGTTAAAACCACACGAACAAAGTCTATAGACCCAATTTTTGACACCTACCATACAAATGTTGTGGCTCCTACTTATGAAATTGCCCAGTATGAGGCAGCGGCAGCTGATGAAAGAAACCGATATGCCTACAGGGGAGAAGTTGTTATTCAGGGCAACCCAACAATTATTCCAGACGCACCATTGTTTTTAGATGGTCTTGGACCAACATACTCTGGATATTGGATAGCCCTTTCAGTTAGCCACAATATTAAAGGTAACGCTGAATACACAACTACTATCGTTGTAGGAGCAGATTCCTTGGGAACGGCTTCAAGCTGGACTGACAATAAAGATATTTCGGCGCCTAACCAAAATGTAACCCGAGTCATAACTCCTGGAATAAAGCAAAAGAACATAGTTCCTAAAACAAAGCTAGCTAAGTCAGCTCCGTCACCAAAAGAGTCTTTAAAGAAGCCTGTCTCTAAAGCTAAAAACGTTGCTAAAGTATCTAAGCCAACTGCACCTAGTTATCAATGGGGCGGTTCTGGTGGTAACCTTAAAGCGCCTTTAGTAAAAGAAGCAAGCATCCCTCCTTCAGCAGCAAATAAGATACGGAGTTCTTATGGCCACTGATTCCCCACTTTATTACGGTATTTATCGAGGAATTTGTGTAGATAACGCAGACCCTAATGGGACTAACCGCATTAAGCTAACTGTTCCACAAGTCCTTAATACTAACGTGACTAACTGGGCATACCCCTGCACACCAGTAACAGATACGGCTAACCACCTTGACCACCAAGCCCACACAGCAAGTCAAGTGGCAGCACTTCTCACCACAAGCCCTACTACAGCGTCGGACCCGCAAGGTGGGTCTGTAACTATCCCTGCGTTGACTGTTGTTGCAAAATCTGGGGCTGGAACATTAAAGCATCCGCACATAACAAGCACAGACCCTTTAGACCAAGATGGTTCTGAAGAAGGGCTGACTGCTGCGGAGCATACGTACCACAGAAGTGTCCCTGAAATTAATGAAGGTGTTTGGGTGATGTTTGAAGGCGGAGACCCTAACTTCCCTGTATGGATTGGAGTCTACTAATGGCTATAACGGAACGCTCAATTGTTCTTCCTTTTTCTGTTGATGATTCGGGGTCAATTCTGTCATCTAGTGACCAAAGAGTTATTTGGCAGACTCGAGTTACGGCTGCGGTCATGACGCAAATAGGAGAACGTGTATTTCGCCCTGAATATGGGGGCAACATTAAAAGGTCGCTTTTTGAGACAGATGTCAACGCCCAAAATATTGCAGAGGCAAGCGTGCGAGAAGTCTTTACAAAGTTCCTCACTTCTCTTGTTTTAGACAATGTGAGTTCTGCTATTGACCCGCAAGAAGGCACTTTAAGCATTACAATTAACTACACCCTGCCTAATCAGGATAAGGGCCAGGTTCAATTGACCACTGGCGCCCTTACCCGTTCTGGCGATGTTACTCAGGAGTACTAATGGCATCTAATTACATACCTCAGGTGGACTACACCTCTAGGGATTTTGCTGCCATTCGGGATAGCATGATTGCTCAAATCCCATCATTTTTGCCTGAATGGACAAGCACAGATGCTTCGGATTTTGGCATCACCCTTATTGAGCTGTTCTCATATATGGGCGACATGCTTAATTATTACATTGACCGAGCCGCTAACGAAGGCTTCATTGCCACAGCAACCCAGAGAAGCTCAGTTCTTTCTATAGCCCAACTTTTGGGATATACCCCAAGTTCTGCCACGGCTGCGTCTGTCCTTCTTACCTTTACAAACGCAACTTCTTCTGACATCCCTTTGCCTGCCCTTACCCAAGTCTCTACAACGACTACGGTAAACGGTGTTTCTACCCAAATTATTTTTGAGACAGACTACCCAATAACAGTACCTGCCAATAGCACTCAAACAGTCACTGCTACGCAGGGCCAAACTATCTCTAATGAGTATCTTGGCGACTCTAATGGAACGTCTAATCAAATATTTGCTTTATCTAGAACCCCACTTCTTAGCATCACAAATGTCACTGTTGGAACACTTGTAGGAGGAGTCCCTACGGGAATCTCTTACAACCAGATTCCATACATTATTGATGCGGGCTCAAATGACCCATCTTTCTCGGTAACCACAGATTCAAATAACGTATCCTCTATTAATTTTGGTGACGGTATTAGTGGACGTATTCCTCCTGTTAATGGGGTCTACGCAACCTATAGAATCGGTGGAGGCGCCTATGGAAATGTGGGCCCTAACACACTGACCTATCAAGTTTCTAACGTTGTTCCTGGCCTTAAAGTAACAAATACCGCTGCTGCATCTGGCGGAGCTGATGAAGAGACAACTGACAGCATACGACTAAATGCACCGCTTGCTTACACTGCTCAAAACAGAGCCGTGTCTTTGGTTGACTACGCTTCTTTGGCCGTTGGAGTACCTTCGATTGCTAAAGCTGTGCCAGACACAACGTCTTCCTATAACAGCATTATTCTGTACATATCTCCTTTTGGAGATACCAGCCTAGGAACCCCAGGCGTAGATGCTTATGGAAATACAACGTCGGCTTTTACAAACGCTGTATCAGACCTAGCTACCTACATTGTAGGAAAAGCCCCAGCAACAACAACAATTACTGTAAATCCACCTGTATACGTGCCAATTAACGTTGCTTTAACTGTCTACCTGCTCCCTCAGTACAAGCAGTCAGATGTTACTGCAGCAGTAAATTTGGCTTTATCTTCACTATTTGCTTTTAATAACGTTATTTTTGCCGAGAACATTGTTCTTCAATACCTACACAGCGCTCTTGCAAACATTGACGGTGTTGATTACGTTAACATCACTTTGCTAACACGAGCTGACGCTAACCTCACAGGAAACCTTACTGCTGGTAGCCCAACAATTGGCGCCCCTTCTTCAGTACTTAACCTAAAAGTTGGCGATTATGTTGCTTTTGAACCAGGTGCTGGCGGCACAGTCACAATTCCTAGTGGAACAACAATTGCTGATATCAACACATCTAGTGCGACTATCACTAACGCCACTGCTTCAGGTGGAGTTGTTACGTACACAGCATCCAACAGTTTCTCTGTCGGTCATCCAGTAACCATTACTGGAGTAAATCCTGTTGCGTACAACATATCAGGAGTTATTGCTAGTGCAAGCAGCACTGCGTTTACCGTTGCAAACACCTCCGCAACGGGTACTTATGTTTCTGGAGGAACTGCTGTTGCGACGACATCTCTTACTATGTCAGCAAACGCTGGTGGAAGCGGTTCTACTACAGGTGCAAGTATTTGGGCATCTAGCCTGTCAACTACTGGTGTTAACAACATCCAGCTAAATACATACGAAATTCCAACTGCTGGGGTATTTACCATTACTCCTTCTGGCGGAATTCAAGCGTAAGGATAAAAATGACAACTGCATCATATCCATCCAGTCAAGTTAACTTTGGTCCAGACAAGGTTAACAGCGTTGACCTTATTCAAGCCGCTGACCCTAACACGCTTCGTGCTGAAGTTGTAGCGATTGAATCAAGCATCGGTCTTAGCCCTTCAGTTTCTACCTCAGCATCTTCAACATCCTCTTGGTATAACGATGGACGAGACTACTCCACATTAACTGGTCGTCTATCTAATATTGAAATTGGCGTCGTAGCTGACACCCACAATCAATATATTCGTAAGACAAGTGATTCTGGAAACATTATCACAGCAGGCTCATCTACCAGTGTTCCCCTTGTTATTAAAGGAGCGGCAAGTCAGTCTGCTGCACTTATCCAATTTAAAGGTTCTAACGGAGATGTCCTTAGCTACATCGACGCTAATGGTAACTTTAACGGCTCTGCCACATCCACTACGAATGCGGGATACCAAGACATTTTGATGCTAATGGGCTCATAACATCATGGCAACATATGGTATTGATTACTACGGCGATGCGTACTATGGCTCCAACACCTTAGTACAGTTTAACGCTGCAAATTTTAAAGCAACTCCTTTTGACTACAACACTATCCAACTTACTTGGGATACCCCCTCTGGTTTATGGGATTACATTCGTCTTCTAAGAAACGCATACGGCTATGCTGTAAACGCTGACGATGGAGATTTGCTTTTTGAAGATGCTAACCCAGGACGCGTTTTGTACACAGACATTGGACAAGCACCTACAGTTGTAGGCTTAACAAGCGGTCAAGTGTATTACTACACACTATTTGTTAGAGAGACTGTTCACTCATCGTGGCAATTAGCGGGAACTGCTAGCGCAGTTTCTGTTAATAACTATGGAACAACAGATACGATGTATGAGTACCTGCCAGAAATTTTGCGCTCTAATATCCCTTATGATGCAGCTCTTGATTCAACTAATGACTTTCTTTACCGTTTTATTAAATTGTTTGCTTTTCAACTAGATTTGTACAAAACTCAAACAGATAACATCATGAATAGGTATGACGTAGACCATCTTGATGGCTCTCTCATTCCAACCTTTATGCAAAGATTTAATCTCACTTATGAGCCAAGTATTGGTCTAAAACAATCACGTATTTATCTTAGAAACGCTGCGCGTCTATACCAAAATAAAGGCACTCTTTCTGGACTCAATGAGTACATCAAAGCATACGCTGGTTACGACAACGTTATTTCTAAAGGCAAGAACATCATGATTGACCAAAACGACTCCTCATTTGAGCAGTCAATTGGAAACTGGGCATCGGTATCAAACGCTACCTTGGCACAGCACCTAGCTACTGCTAGCCCAACTATCACTCCTTATAACGAAACTGCTTCTCAACCAGACTTTCCAAATTTACAAAAAGCAACAATGCAAGTCACGGCTGTTGCAAATGGCAACGTTATTATTGGGCTATCTGGTGTAAACCCAAAACTGTACGCAATTCCTGTTAGCGGTCTTACTACATACACTTTTAGTGGTTTTGCTCAAGCAGGTGCTACTGAACGTGCTGTTAGCGCTCAAGTGTGTTGGTATGATTTAAACGGTAATTCAATAAGTTCTTCGTCTTTTGGCTCATCTATTAATGACGCTTCTGGTTCATGGACTCGGTTTAGTGTATCGGCTGCATCACCAACTAACGCTGCTTTTGCCATTCCGTATATCAAAATAGCTAGCGCTTTGGCATCAGAGGTGCACTACCTTGATTGTCTACAGTTTGAGCAAGCGTCATCTGCAACGTTTTTTCAAGATGCTCGACAAATTGAAATCACACTTATTGCCAACAGAATCAATAACATTGTTAATCCAAATTTTGCTTCTGGAGAGTACGGTTGGACTGTAACAAACGGAACTATATCTGTTACAACAGACCCAGCTGATATTGCAGGTGTAAATGGCTCTATAACCTTAAGTTCTGAAGCGGGTGAGATTTACGCTAGTGCTGCAGGGCTTGTCACTCTAACATCCTCTGCAATGCCTATATTTGCTGGTAATGATTACACATTTAGTGTTGCCTGTGTTGCAACAGACCCAGGAGATTCTCCAACGCCAGTTACTCCATACATTAGTTGGTACGACTCAACTGATACCTTGATACTTAGTACCGAGGGTTCTACGGTAACTGCCACAAATACCTATGCTCAACTTTATGTTACTTCCCTTGCTCCAAGTAATGCAGTAACCGCACGAGCAGGAATTACTTGGACAGCAACTGGTGCTGGAAGTGGGGGTAATGGAAACCAAGTAGTTGTTGACACCGCTCTCTTTGAAAAATCAGCTTTTGTTGGCGAGTACTTTGATGGTAACACTGGAGTGGCAGAACTAAGTGACCTTTTCTGGGAGGGCACTCCTAGCCAAAGCCGAAGCCATTACTACAGGAACCGTTTTGCTGTGCAGAGCCGTTTGGTTGCTAACATCCCTAGCTGGATTAACTTTGGCAGCACATTTGAGTTGTTCTTAGCCCAACCAGGAACGTAGTAGTATTTGGTTCATGCTGAACCTATTATTGATTTCGGGCTTTACCGCGTTCTTTTATGCAATCATTGATTTCTTTCTATCAATGTTCTTTGTGGTAACGGACGTCCCTGTTTTTAGGGCGATTTTATCTTTTGCCATATCTGTTGTTGGAACGTTCCTTATTGGATATTCGGGCATAAAGTTGCTCGTGCTCTACGCTTCATGCGGAGCATTCTTTGGCATCTTTCTGACTATTGTCGTTCACAGAATCAACACGTACCAAGCAGCCGTTGTCAGGGCTGTTGGTAATCCCCGACAGTAGGAGTATGCTCACCCTCCTAACAAGGAGGGGTAATGAAAGAACCGTATTTTGTCTTAGTCGCTGGTAGCGGCACAAGTTCCCGAGCAAACACTGAAGCACTCATGGAAGACCATTACTACGCTAATGGCTCTGAGGGCACCTTTGTGCTTGCCTTTGATAAGTCACCCACAAGAAGCCAAACAGTGGCTGCTCAATATGCTCAAGGGCAGAAAAAAGACATCGTTATTTTTTGCCACCCAGGGGGCATGACCGCAGGACTTCCTGCTGGCACGCTGGTTGAAAGCGCGACCCCTATTGTCGAGGCAATTGAGTTTCTCAAGGGCAAGAAGGCTACCGCCATGCTTTTGTGGGCAGATGAGGATAGCCACTGCTCCCTAGCCCTCCATGAAGCCACCGCCGTGGGCATCCCTTGCTTCGACCTGTCTAACGGGTTACTTCCCCTTACTGAAGTTTCGGGCGCAGAAGCCCCTATAGAGCCCAAAATACCTCAACAAGAACAATTACCTATAGACACAGAGTCTGAGGTCGTTACAGAGGTCGTAGAGGACGATTTTGAGGGTTATGAAGAGGAGTACGAGGAAGAGGAAATCGAATCTGACCTCGAAGATGAGCTCTACGAGGCTGTATGGCCGTTTGCCTCTGTACTAGCCGAAGCCTTCGCCCAAGCCCTTGTAGAGCAACTCAAGGATATTTTTGTGGTTAAGGGCAGCGAGTGATATCTGCCAGAGCCCTAGGGGTCCTACACAGGCTTCATACCATAAAAGAGCAGCAGTCAGCCGTAGAGTTAGCTGAGTACTTCAAGGAGGGCAAGCATGCCATGAGGGCATCCTTGGTCGAACTTGAGTCGCTTGGACTCATAGAGCGAAAAACCGTCCGTATTGGCACTCGCTACGTCCACACCCAGAAGGTAACTGACGAGGGTAGGGCTTACCTCGGTTTTTCGGAACCCGAAATTGGGAGTCCGAAAATCAGACCCCTAATACAACTGAACAAGCTAAATAACTCATTAGATACTAATAACTCATTTAGTGTTATAACTCTTAAAAGTAATTCTCACGAAGTGAGAAAGGAAAAAACGATGGGCTATGAATTTTTTAAAAAGAACTCAAGCCTCGATGACGAAGAGTTTGAAGCCGCCCGCCTCAAAGCCGAGAAAGAGCGGCAAGTCGAGTACCGAGAGCAGAAGATGCTCTCCTCCGCCAAGACCGCGGAGATTAAAGCCAACCGCCAGCCCAAAGACTGGAGCGTCAAAGACTCGGTACATGAGTTTGCTGACCGCATGAGTATGACGTGGGGAATCCCTCCATGGAACTTTGCTGAGACGCCGTTCTTTCAGGCTTTTGGTAAGAGCCGAAAAAAGTACATGACCAAGGGTGATGTTGAGCTAGAGATGATAAATATTTTCTACAGCAACTTAAAAATTACTCGCGGTCTTACTACAGGAGACCTTTTGTGGAAACAATTTATCGCCCAATACGCGACACTTGCAGAACAGGCCAAACTGCGGTTAAGTACTCCCCAACAGATTGAGCAGGCTCTTCAAGAGTCTGAAGATTCTTGGAAGGGGCTTTAGTGTTTAAACTTGAAGACTTAAAAGTCGGTAGACGAAACTGGGTTAAAACATCCGCAGTACCTGCTCGCAGAATTGGGTGGACTCTTGAGGATTGCACTAAAGCGCCAGAAAAAGTTCTAGCAGATGTTACTCGCTGGGTAGAAGCCGTTAAAGACGGAAAAATAATTTTGGATATTGGTGGTGACCACTGCGGTCGAGGACTTTTGATTTACGGCACACCAGGACAGGGAAAGACGACCATTGCCATCTCTATCCTTCAAGAGATGATTAAAACTTTTCCACTTGAAGCATTTTCTCCTGAAGAAGGAAACGTCCTTGTTCGTCCGTGCTACTTCACTACCTACAGCAATCTATTATCCCTAAAAGGGGACTTGATGGAGTCAGACTATGACGAAAGTAAAAAGGTTTTGCTTGACGGTATTTACGGAGAAGCAAAAGATGACGCATACAACATCCGTGTACTTGTCATTGACGATGTAGGAAACGAGCACATCACCGCATCTGGTTGGCAAAAAAATATGCTTCATCATGTACTTCGCACTCGATTTGATAATGGATTTCCTACTATCATTACTACTAACATTCCAAGAGCAAATTGGTCTGCTATTTACGGTGATGCGACAGGAAGCTTTATCAAAGAGTCTTCTATTTATATTTCATTTCCTACAGATAAGGACCTACGATGAAAGAGGAGACTGTGAAGAACGAGGTCAGACTTGTTCAAGTCTTTTTGACAAAAGACAGGACAGCGCAGGACTCTGGTATCTACGAGGTAAGTATCTCCTCGGACCGAAAGATTCTGTGCACCTGCCCTGGCTGGCTTTCCCTTAATCGATGCAAGCACTCTGACATTGTTAGGGCACGTTTAGACGAAGACGGCAACTATCCATTTGAAATCTCAGAGCGAGCAACAAAAAAAGAGGGCGAAATAGCCAATAGCTCAAATGAGAAGTTCAGAGAGTTCATCATTAAGTACGGGAAAATAGAGGTCGTATAAGTGTTCAAGGGAGACATTAGCAATGACCTCCCTAAGCGCGTGATTGTCATTCTTGATACTTTTATTGAAGAGCAGGTAATTACTAAAAAGAAATTTAAAGTAGTACCAGTTAAAGAGAAAAAAGAAAAGTTTAATCGCGCACTTTTGAGTCGTCTTTATGTGTTTGCTCAGCGTGTCGGTTACACGATGGAGCTTGCTTCCTTTACATTAAATGAAGAAGAGCTTGAAAAAGTTATTGCTACTCTTGACAACATGGGCACCAATCCATTTCGTTACTTTACGTCTTATGAGTCTGTGAACCACCTAGTCTCAGAACTTCCATATAGACCTGAGGTCGTAGGTGTTTTGGATTTGCCAACAAGGCTGCTAAGGTACGGTCACTGGGGATTGGACTTCACACAACTATGAATAAAGAATCGTTGCTTCTTAGCAAAGCTATCGAAGATAGGACATTAGCTCCTCTCTTCGATAGAGGCGTAAATGCTTCTTGGTTTGCAGACTCAGAAGATAAAAGAGTTTGGGGATTTGTACAAAACCACTTTTCTAATTACGGAGAATGCCCAAGCCTTTCTGTTATTCAAGATAACTTTCGTTCATACAAACTATTAGAAGTAGAAGATAGCCTCGATTACCTTTTAGACGAATTGCTCAATGCTCGTCGTAAGATTTCTATTAGCAACACTATTGGCAGTGCTATTACCGCTATCGAAGATGGCAATGACCATGAGACCGCTATCAACATCCTTCAAAAGGGTTTGGTAAAACTGGAAGAAGAAGGTCTTTCTAAAAGCACAGATATAGATATTACAGCTGACCCAATGAAAAACTGGGATGCGTATTTATGGCGCAAAGCTAACCCAGGTCTACTTGGTGTAGCAACAGGGTTTAAGACTATTGACGATGCCACAGGTGGTTTGCAGAACGGTCAACTGATTGTCATTGTTGCTCCGCCTAAGACGGGTAAATCTACCCTTGCTCTTCAGATTGCTCAAAATGTCCACATGCAAGGTAAAGTCCCGATGTTTCAATCTTTTGAGATGCGTAACGATGAGCAGTTATCTCGTTATATAGCGATGAAGGCTCGTGTCTCCCATAAGCGGTATACAGCAGGAGCGCTGACACGTGAAGAAGAGGGTCGAGTACAGGCAAAGCTTAAGTCTCTTGAGCATATGCGTGAGAAGTTTTGGCTTGTAGGTTCTGAGGGAGCAACAGTTTCCTCCATCGCAGGTAAGATTCAGATTCACCAACCAGACATTGTTTTCATTGATGGTACTTATTTGATGATTGATGAAAACGACGAGGCGCCTAACAGTCCTCAAGCCATTACCAACATCACTCGTGGTCTTAAGAGGCTTGCTCTTCGTGTCGATAAGCCTATTGTTATTACGACTCAGATTCTTACTAACAAAATGAGAAATGGGCAAGTAACAGCTGACGCCATTGGTTACTCGTCCTCTTTCCACCAGGATGCAGATGTTATCTTTGGTCTACAGAAGGAAGATGACGCTGTAGAAGATATGCGCCTTTTGAAGGTTATCGCTAGCCGTAACTCTGGACCTGCCCAAGTGAATATGATGTGGGCGTGGGATACAGGTATGTTTAGAGAGATGAGCCCAGAAGACTATGACGCTTGATGAGACAGAGGACATCCTTGAACGCTTAGGAATTGAGATTATCTCTATTAGAGGTAGAGAGATTCAAGCGCACTGCCCCGCCCACTTAGAGCGCACTGGTAAAGAAGATAGCAACCCTTCTTGGTATATCAATGCTGACACTGGAAAGCATATCTGTTTCTCCTGCCAGTTCAAGGGCGGTTTAACCACACTTATCGGGTACATGCAAGGTGACGAATACATCGACACCAAAGAGTGGCTTGATTCGGGCTCCAGAGATTTACGTAGAGCTTTTGAAAGAATGATGACTCCAAAGCCTATTCCACAAAAGGTAGAGAACGATATTACCGAGTCAATGCTCAAAGCCTTTACCGTGCCCTCAGATGAAGCGCTGTTATCTCGCGGTATTTCCCCCACAGCGGCTGCTTATTATGAGATTTTATGGGATGCAAAAAACCTGAATTGGATTACCGTTATTAGAAACCCTTTTACTAACAAACTTTTGGGATGGCAAGAAAAAGGCTACAAGCAGCGTTACTTCCGAAACTACCCTTCAGGAGTAGAAAAAAGCTCCTCATTATTTGGGTTTAAACAGTATGAGAGCGGTCCAATGATTGTAGTGGAGTCTCCGCTAGACGTGGCTAGATTAGCCTCTGTAAAGGTCTTAGGAGGCGTTTCTACCTATGGTGCAGCCGTATCCCATGCCCAACTTAATCTTATTCGTGGGGCAGAGCGAATCATCATTGCAATGGACAATGACGATGCAGGGCGTGCCTCCTCTGAGAACCTCTTGAAGGCCGCTCATGATATGCACTTTGAGTGCTGGTTCTTTAACTACTCCCAGACCGATAGGAAAGATGTTGGCGGGATGAGCAAGTCTGAGATAGTCTGGGGCCTTGAAAATGCACGGCATAGCATGCACGGCAGGAAAGCCTTTCTATGAAACATGGAGTTGAGTGACAATGCTTATTGGACTTATGGGGTACGCCCGTTCAGGAAAAGACACAGTTGCCAACATTCTTGTTGAGCATTATGGCTTTGAACGCATTGCTTTTGCAGACCCAATCCGAGAGTTGCTTGCGCGGATTAACCCAATACTGAACAACGGGTATTACTTAAATGAGCATGTCCAAGAGTTCGGTTGGGAAATTGCTAAAGCTCGTCCAGAGGTTCGCCGTCTACTTCAAGAACTTGGCGTAGGAGCCCGTGATATTTTGGGCGAAGATGTCTGGGTAAACGCCGCTTTACGAAAGATGTCCAGTAAAAATAAACATTATGTTGTTACTGATGTACGTTTCCAGAACGAAGCCTTGACTATTAAATTAGCCAACGGTGTTCTATGGAGAGTAGAACGCCCAAATGTTACAGCCATTAACGAGCACATCTCCGAGCACGCCCTTAAGGATTACAAAGAAGACATGTTTATTAAAAACGACTCCACCATAGAACACCTTGCTCAAACAGTATCTGCTTGTATTTTGGGAGTGCCCGCGTGAGTTTTACAGGCACTCTTTTGCCCTATCAGCCAGAGGCTGTAGACCGCATGTGTGACCGACAAAAGATGTTAGTCGCCTATGATTTGGGTTTGGGAAAAACTGTACTAACCATAGCCGCTATTGAAAGGCTTATGGATTCACGAAGAATTACAGAGCCTGGCTTGGTAATCTGTTTATCGTCCCTAAAATACCAATGGTCTAATCAAATTGAGAAATTTACTAATGGCACTTCACGCGCTTTGGTCATTGATGGAACCAAAGCTAAAAGAACAGAGCAATACGAAGAAGCGTACAACTGGAAAGAATCCAGAATTGATTACATCATCCTTAACTACGAACAAGTTGTTAACGATTGGGAATTTGTTAAAAAACTTCCACGGGGATTTGTAGTACTTGACGAAGCTACAGCCATTAAGTCTTTTAGGTCACAGCGCTCTAAGTATGTAAAGCGTTTATCAAACGCCCCTTTTAAATTTGCTTTGACAGGAACTCCTATTGAGAATGGCAAACCTGAAGAGCTTTTCTCCATTATGCAGTTTGTTGACGACTCTGTTTTAGGGCGCTTTGATATCTTCGACTCTGCTTTTATTGTGCGTAACACTTGGGGTGGCGTACAAAGGTATAGAAACTTACCCATACTTCATGAGCGCCTTAAAGAGGCGTGTGTGCGCAAGGCCCAAAAAGACCCCGACGTTGCCCCATTCCTTCCTGACGCTATTCATAAAGAGCCTATTAAAGTTGTTTTTGGGCGTAAGGGTGCCCAGCTTTATAGCAAGATTAAACAAGACTTGCTCTATGACTTAGATGAAGCCCAAGATTTATTTGGCGCCAACTTCAACGTATTTGCCCATTATGGATACGAGAACAAGGGCGGAGGACTACACGACGAATGGCGCGGAAAAATCATGTCAAAGATTGGGTGCCTCAAGATGCTTTGCTCACATCCAGATTTAATACGCACAAGCGCAGAGAAGTATTACCAATTGAACGGAGAGGGTTCAGCCTATGCTGCAGAACTTGTTAATGATGGCTTTCTTGACGGGATTAATAATTCACCTAAACTGGAATATCTTGTACAGTACGTTAAAGACTTTCTTGAGCAGGACGAAGCAAACAAGGTAGTTATCTTTGCCAGCTATGTAGATATGCTCGGCATGATTGCTAAAGAATTGGGGCCTGAGCAGTGCCGACTTTACTCAGGAAAACTAGACGCAAAGGAAAAAGAAAATAATAAGCTTGATTTTAATAACCTTAGTAGCGTTCGTGTGCTCATATCTTCTGATGCGGGTGGCTATGGGGTGGACCTACCGTCGGGAAATTTACTCATTAACTACGATTTACCTTGGTCTTCTGGAGCAGCAAATCAGCGAAATGGAAGAATCGTTAGAGCGTCTTCTTCCTGGAGAACAGTTGTAATCCAAGACCTATTGATGGATGGGTCAGTTGAAGTGCGCCAATTTGACGCGTTACAACAAAAAAGTTCTATTGCAGATGCCATTGTTGATGGTGAAGGTATTGATGAAGAGGGCGGAGTGCCACTTACAGTGGAAAGCCTAAGGCAGTTCCTTACCCTATCAAGTGTTTGATTACTGGTAGATAAGGCGCTCAGCCAAATCCCCAGGAACTACGATGTAATCTGGCTTATCCACAAGATGCACGCCAGCCTTGTTATAGGATTCAGCAACTAGTTCTGAGCAAATAAATCCATCCATCTTTGATAACTTGACAAAAAATGGCACATTAGCAAGTACCTTAAGCCCCAAAATTCTAAAGGCAAGAAGAGCGATAGTGAAGTAGCCATAAGGGCTGCCAAGGGTACTCATTGCATAATCAGCAATAGCTTCTCGTTGCTTCTGGGTAAGCTTCTCGTGCTTATTCCACGCAATGTCTTTGTAGTTTTTTACAGGGCTCATTTTTACGCCAGTTGGGTCAGCGCCTACAATGATGTCGTTTCCTACGTAAATGAAGCAGTGATTCCAACGACTCATGGTTCCTAGTCGAATAAGCCAACCAAAGAATCCATTGGTCTTAACACAGCCGTAATCCCCTATTTTGGGCGCATAAATACTCATATATTTAATTATGGCGGGTAAATACGCTTAAAAACCTATAAACTATATGAATGCCTAACGCACCTAAGACTCCGACACGCACTATCCGTGTCCCTGACGACCTCTGGAAGGCCGTACAAAAGAAGGCTGCCTCAGAAGGCGTCACCGTTACAAGCGTGATTATTGAGGCTCTTGAAGCCTATCTTGACAACAAGTAATTAGGCTACTAATCTCCTCCTTAACACATAGGGGGAAATTATGGATATGTCTAAAGAGCAACTAGTTGATGTTGTTCGTCAATACGTTGGTATAAAAGACCAAATGGCACTTCTTGCTAAACGCGAATCAGAGCTTAAAAAACGCCTTAGTGACGTTGTTGAAGCCGAAGGTGAAGTCGATGGCAAAGGTCACATTGTCCTTGAAATAGATGACTCGACATCTGGCGTGGGCAAATTGGTAAAGCAGCGCAAGGTATCTAAGTCATTAGACGAAGATGCAGCAAACAGAATACTGGCTGAAAAGAATCTAACCGAGACGTGCATTGAGATGGTTCCTCAAATCAACCAAGACGCTGTTATGGCTTCTTTCTTCAAAGGTTTACTAACCGAAGAAGATGTCGACACTATGTATCCATCTAAAGTCACATACGCATTTTTGGTGAATCGTTAATGTCTGATGATTTAATTGCTTCAACTTTTGGCGACTTAGACGCTTACTATCCAAATAGCAAACGTAAACGTCGTTCACTTGTTGAAACTAAATCAAAAGACGCGCCTAAAGTTGCGTCATGGGATTCCCGCCCATATGTTAAACCGCTCCCAAATGGTAAAGACATTGAGCTTTTTACCGCAGGAGCACTCGCAAGTGCTTTAGGTAGGCCTTTCGTATCCATTAAAGTCTGGAATGAAAAGGGATACCTACCTACACCACCGTACCGCCTACCTACTAAGAAGACCAAGCATGGCGAAGACCACAAGGGCAGACGCCTTTACAGTCGAGCCATGATTGAGAAAACTATAGAAATCTTTGCAAAGGCTGGACTTTTAGACGCAAAGCGTATAGAGTGGGCTCACTACCGAAACGTCACGCTAGAGATAGCAGAAGCGTGGGCAGTAATCAAAAATGAAGAGATGCAATAATCACTAACAATCACAATAATCACCAACAATCACAAAGGAAATAATCACATGGCAATTCAACAAACAGAAGATTTCATCCCACAAGTAGATGAATTCTCATTAGACTCAGACACCCTTGATGCACGTCCAGCAGATTCAGGCGCTATCAAGTCAGGTTGGGATGCAGCTATCTCAACAGTAAAACCTGCACAGTCGGATTTCCCAGAAACTTTCTCTGTTCCCGAGAAGCCACAAGTCATTAAGATTTTGGATACAGATGGTCCATGCGCAACTTATGCACTTCACTGGCTTACAAAGGAAGGTCGTCGTGGATACGCATGCGTAGGCAATGGCTGCCCATTGTGCGTAACACTTAAGGACACTCCTCAAAACAAGTACGCATTTAGCGTAGCCGTTATTGAGAACAATGTTGTCACCCGTAAAAAGATGATTGGTGGAGTTCGTTTGTTTAAGACTCTACTAGCCGCTGATTCTTCACCACAAGGCCCACTATCTAAAAACTTTTGGGCTATCAGCAAGTCTGGCACTATGGCTGCTACTATCTACAGCCTCAATGCTGTCAAGGCTCGTGACCTCAATGAAGATTGGGGTATTGATGAAGAGGCTGTCTCAAAGCAAATCGCAGTACTCAAGCCATTTACTCGCCGTGAAATTATCAGCGATGTAACGTTTGAAGAACTACAGCAGATTGCTAAAGACCTAGCCTAACAAATAGCTGTAGAAGGGCTAGACCAGGACATCCCCTTTCCCTGTTCTAGCCCTTCTGCCTTAAGGGGACAACTTGAACATTATTACAACTAAAGAGCAACTAGATGAGATGCTCGAATATTATTTAAAACAAGATGTATTTGCATACGATTTGGAAACTGTGGGGCCTAACAGAGGCGTAACAGTTCTTAACGAAGTTTTATGGCTTTCTTTTGCAACCCACGGTCGTGGAGACGTTATTCCTTTAGGTCACCCAAATGGTGATGATGTTGAGCTTGTCTATCCATTGACAGGTCAAGGACAAAAGCGCGTAGAGCAGGGTCTTAAAGCGCGACCTAGCGATTATTCACGTGACGCTAAAAAAGCCACCAAAGTATTCAGTGAGCCTCCCGCTCAGCTATTTCCTGCAGAGGTTTTTTCTGCACTAAAGCCTTTATTTTTTGGCGATAAACGCCTTGTAGTTGGTCACAACCTTATCTTTGACTTAACTTCTATTGCTAAGTACTACGATGGCAAGGTTCCTACAGGGCCTTATTTCGACACCATGGTCGCCTCATTTATTTACGATAACAAGAATAAGAACAAGTGTGGACTGGACGACTGCTTGGCTCGAGAGTTTGAGTACCACATGGTTAAAGGCGTTGGTAAAGAGGTTGAAGCCTACGGGTTTAACGAGGTGGCTAAGTACGCATATTTAGACGCTAAGTACACTTTCCTCCTTTACAGGAAACTTGATGCCCTTATTGAGGAGCGCAATATACGCACAATTATGAACCTCGAAATGAGCGTTCTTAAAGTGCTGTGTGACATGAAGCTAACAGGTGCCCCTATTGATAGGGATGGGCTTGTTGTCCTACACGATAAGTTTGAAAAAGACATCGAGCAAGCTAGAGCAAACATTTATGAAATTGCGGGCAAAGTATTTAATATCAACTCTAATCCTGATAAGCAGATGATGCTGTACGGCTCTGTAGAAAATGGGGGCCAAGGACTTAAACCTAAGATTCTTACCCTTAAAGGAAAGCAGAAGGACCAAGAAGGTCAGCCCTTAACTATCAATGACTACTCCGTATCCGCAGATGCCCTAGAACTGTACCGAGATAGCAACCCATTAGTTGCGGCGATGTTGGAATACTCTGACTTAAATAAGTTGTTAAGTACCTACATCATCCCTTATTTGGGCGGAGATATTACCCGTACTACAAACGGAAAGAGCAAGACTGAGTATAAAGAGAGCATGTTGGTCAATGGTCGCATTCATTGCGACTTCATCCAGCATGGCGCTGAGACAGGCCGTTTCTCTAGCCGAAACCCTAACCTTCAGAATGTGCCCGCACCTAATAAAAAGCTTCCTCCAGAGAAGGATTACGGCACCATCATCCGTACCCTTTTTTATGCGCCTGAGGGATACAAGCTTGTAGTTGCTGATTACTCACAGATTGAACCTAGAGTCATTGCCTCTATGTCTAAAGACCCAATCATGATGAAGAACTATCTTGAAGACGGGGACATCTACACCACCATTGGCGACACCATGGGGGTAGACCGTAAAGCAGGTAAAGTCCTTGTTCTTGCCATGGCTTACGGTGTTGGACCCGACAAAATTGCATCCCAGATTGGCTGTAAGGTCGAGGAGGCTAAAAAGCTCCTTAATGACTTTTCTGACAAGTTCAGTGCGGTTAATAAGTACCGATTGAAGGTTGTGGGAATCACCCGTTCTACAGGCTACGTGTCTACTATTTTGGGGCGTAAGCGGTTCCTACCAGAGATTAACTCCAAGAACTTCGGAGATAAGGCTTCTGCCGAACGCCAAGCCTTCAATACTCGCATCCAAGGTTCTGCAGCAGACATCATCAAGATGGCTATGGTAAGAGCTCACGACATGATTCCAGAGGGCGCCAAGATACTTCTGACGGTACACGACGAACTTGTTGTCCTGACACCTGATAGTATTGCGGATGAAACAGCAGAAGCCATTCGTGAAGCCATGGAAGGCATAGACCTTTTAGATGTCCCACTTATAGCTGACGTCAAAATAGTACAACGTTGGGGCGAGGCAAAATAATGAGTTGGTTTAAGAGGTTTTTCAACAAAGGCGAAGGCTTTGACATAGAAATAATTCAAAACGATGTCCCTACAAGTACGCTCGTCCGTTGGTACTTACACGATTTAGTTGTTGAATCACCCAACGAAATTGCCGCTAAATTTGGGCTTACCCCAATCAGTGATGAGGGTATTCAAAAAGAGGAACAAGATAGCCAATATCGTATTCAAAAGCTTGCGCCATTGATTCCTTACCTAAACCTTATCGCAGATATAAACGCCCGTGCTATTGCTTACACACAGCTTAGAGCGTCAATGTCTGAAGGCTTGGAAGATGAGATTGAAGAACTTATGGAGTTCTACGCAGCCGTAGGTATGTCTGCTTTAATATCCGCCTTTGCATCTGGCATAGAAATTGGTATTATCCAACCAACAAGTCTTAATACGACTATCGATATTCAGGAGCAAGACTATGAGTAATTTTTGGGATAAAGTCGCAGGAAACGCAAACCAACAACAACCTGTAGCACCCATTTACCGACAGGCTCCAACACCCCCTACAACTTCACAACCTGCGTATGTTCCACAAGAACTAAGAGAGCATCAACTACCAGCGAGCGCAACCTCTGCTTCTCGTTGCCCAGGATGCGGTAGCGGTAACTATTCAAATGATGGGCAGCATAAAGCCCGTTGCTATGATTGCGGTTACCCACTACAACAATCTGGTTCTGGAGTAGGCAAGGGAATTGTTGGCGGTCCCACACCTTCAGGTCCTGCTCAACCAGCACGACAAATCGCAACAGGCGGATTCCAACCTCAAACAATCATTGGACACATCTAACACATGGCTACACTTAACGCAGACCTCACTAAAGTTCTTAACAGCATCAATAAAAAAATGGGGCCCGATACAATAGTACTAGGGTCTGAAATTAGAAATGACATCCTTGATAGAGTTACCACAGGGTCATTGGCATTTGATGTTGCCCTTGGTGGAGGATGGCCTGTCAACCAATGGCATGAGATTGTTGGTGAAGCGAGCAATGGAAAGACAGCCATTGCACTTAAGACAATCGCTGCCAACCAGCAACGCGACCCAGAATTTACAACAGTATGGGTAGCAGCAGAACAATGGGTGCCCGCTTACGCAGAGATGTGCGGAGTTGATACCTCACGAGTATATGTAGTATCAACCAACCTCATGGAGGAGGCGTATGAAGCGGTTATCCAAATCGTCGAAAGTAAAGCTATTGATTGCATTGTTATTGATTCCCTTCCTGCCCTGGTTCCTGGGGCAGAAAATGAAAAAGAAATGGGAGAATTTACAGTTGGACGAGGAGCACTTTTAACCAACACGTTCTTCCGTAAGGTAGGGCTTGCCTCCAAACGCTCCCTAACATCCTATGAGCGCCCTTTTGTGGGCATCATGATTAACCAGTGGCGTTCAAAGATTGGCGTCATGTACGGCGACCCACGCACCACCCCAGGCGGTCAGGGCAAGGATTACGCCTTCTTTACCCGTATTGAGGTTAAGAGGGATGACTGGATTGAGGCAGGAACGGGTCAAGAAAAGCACCGTGTAGGTCAAACCATCAAGATTCGTACCCTGAAGAACAAGTCTGCCCCACCATCTCAGACTGCCTTCCTAGACTTTTATTTCGGCTCTGGGGGTATCGTAGACCGAGGTCAATACGACTTTGCCAAAGAGATTGTGGCCATGGGTATTATTAACAAGGTCATCACCCGAGCTGGTGCCTACTACCGATACGCGGATAGACAGTGGCAAGGCGCAGATGCTATGCTTAGCTCAATACGGGAAGAAATAGAATTGAAAGAGACCTTGGAACGTGATGTTCTTGACTCTGTGAAAGCAGGCTCAAAGTTCGTTGCAGACGACTCAGATGAAGAGTGAAGGTCAAAAGCAATCTCAGAAACATGAGGCTCGACTAGCCAAACTGCTCGACGGGAAGACAAACGCGGGAAGTGGCGCATTTTGGAGTCGAAAGGGTGATGTACGTTCAGACGACCTTTTGGTCGAACATAAGTGGACGGGCAAAGCCTCTTTTACTTTAAAAGCTGCTGTTCTTGAAAAGATTGTCAAAGAAGCTATTCTTGAAAGTCGAATGCCCGCATTAGGTATTAGCCTTAACAATGAGAATTACATCATGCTTACTGAAGATGACTTCATGGAACTGCGCCAAACATTCCTGGAGTGCACTTGTCAGAAAGTTATGGAAGTCCCGAAGACTGGCGTTATGACGCCAAATGCAGAGGACTAGATACCGAGTTTTGGTACCCACCACGCGATAAAAGCAAATATAAACCAATTGCAGACATAGCAAAAGATGTGTGCTTTGGTAGGGACGGCGCACCCGAATGCCCAGTACGTTTGCAATGTCTTCTATATGCGGATAAGATGGATGAACAGCACGGAATTTGGGGTGGCATGAGTCACCGTGAAAGAAATGCGCTTAAGAGAAAAGCCGCTAAAGCAGGAATGACATTGGAAGAGTGGGTAACAACAGATGGTAAGCGCAAAAAACAATAGGCCAACAGGTGACTTTAAAAACTTTTTAGCGGCAAATAAAAACAACACACGTGTTTTAGGGGCGTTAGAACGCCACATTATTGCAATGCCAGAGGATACCTCACGTAGAACAGATGTTCTGCACCCCTCAGCTATGGTTAAAGATGATTGGTGCCACAGAGGTTCCTACTTTCAACTTCTAGGGTTTCCTTCACCACCAAGCAAATACGCTAAGTCTATGCGCCAATACATGGTGTTTGAGACAGGCCATGCTATCCACGCACGTTGGCAAAACTTATTTCGTGACATGGGTAAGCTTTGGGGCAAATACAAATGCTTAGAATGCGACCAAATATTTACAGGACTACCTTCAGACCACGATAGCGAGCTAGGGCCAGAGGCTTATGAGTACCGAGAAGTGTCCCTAACCTATGAGCCATTAAGAATTGCTGGGCATTCAGATGGGTTACTTGTAGGTTTAGGTGAACCGCTTATGCTAGAAATAAAGTCTATTGGACCAGGAACATTTAGGTATGAAGCACCACATATGACTTATTCCACTAATGGCCACTTAGACCAAATGTGGAAAGCGTTAGACGCACCGTTTCAAACACACGTTGCACAGGTGCAAATTTATATGCGCCTAGCAGAACTGTTAGAGCTTGAGTACCAGCCTCAAGAGGCTGTTATGTTGTATGAGAACAAGGCTACGCAAGAGACTAAAGAGTTTGTAGTCCCTAAGAGTATGTTCGGGATTAAGCATTTATTTGACGCTGCGGAGATGATTTGTGCGGCTGTAGATGCTAAAACTCCACCACCGTGTAATATTGCGGGTCAAGAAGGATGCCAACAATGTAAGGGGTACGCAAATGTTTAAGTTAGAGTTTGACGGTCTAAGCGCAGACATTATCAAGGTACTGGAGAAGCAAGGTCTGCCTATCCGCAAGAGCCTTTCTATTGAGATTCCAAATTTTCCTGAAGACATTACCTTAGTTGATGACCAAGAACTTATGGTCATCGCATCACAGTACATGGAGAACTACAACCTATTAAGCACACAGGTAGCTATTGCTTATGTTGCTGAAAAAGAAGCAGAGAATGATTTTGATATGGCAGAGGCACAAGCCCTGTTGTCAATGACCACTGGCAAAGCTACAGAGAAAGCGGGCTTATTAAAAGCAGCCGTCTTAGCACAGCCACATATGCAGGACAAATTAAAAGCCAAGAGCTATACCTATGCTTATCGTAAACTCATTGAAACAAATAAAGAAAACCTAGAGCGCTATTACCTTCTAGTTAGTCGTGAGTTGACTCGCCGTACATCGAGCGGTGACCGTATGAAGACTAATCGGTACACTCCTTAATGGCACTTAAAGTATTTGGGCCAGGGGTTGATTACTCAAAGCCAGTCCATATTGGCATTGACCAGTCTTATAGTGGGTTTGCCCTAACAGCCATAAAAGGTGCCGATTTTTATACAGAGGTGTATAAATCACCAAAGCATGGAGTCGAAAGGCTACGGGATATCCAGTCCCATATGATGGATTGGATAGTTAAGTTTGAGCATATAGAAGACGTGGCTATGGAAGGGTACGCCTTTGGTTCCCAGATGGCTAATATGCTGGGAGAACTTGGCGGTATGGTCAAGCTCACCTTACTGGAGTTCAACATCTACCCTCTGATAGTCCCGCCCACTAACCTTAAGAAATATGCAACAGGAAAAGGCAACATACCCAAGAGCCAAATCATTCTGTATGTTTATAAAAATTTTGGGGTTGAAATTCCAGAAGACAACGCTGCAGATTCCTACATACTTGCACACCTAGTATCAGGGCAGTACACTCGCGCATACGAAAAAGAGGTCTATGAGAAACTTCAAGACCCCAAATTTAGGGAGAGGCCATGACCGCATCAGAAGATTCTATGGAGTTTGAGATTTGGCTAAGAAATGGCGTTGACAGAGGTTGGATTTCTACTCCTTTTTGCAACACTCACGAAGGCCCTCCGCTTTCCGATGAAGAAGAATATGAATGGAATAACGATGGAGACCCTTGCTCATTTCACGTTAAACTCATGGAGGATTAAAGTGCCTAACTACGATTTTAAATGTAACGAGTGCCAAACCACTGTAGAGATGTACATGGGGTTTGATGACCAGAACGTACCATTCTGCGTTACTTGTGAAGGACCACTTACTAAAGTTTTTACCCCCACACCAGCCCACTTTAAAGGGGGCGGATGGGGTGGCAAGTAAATCTATTAGGGAGCTAAAGCCCGATTACACAGGGACTATGAAGTACGCCAATGAGGTGCTCCATGAGTGCCCTCACTGCGAGAGTAACCTTTGGCTCCTTAAAGTTTCCTTCGAGGACTACGAGATATCTCAGTACCTGCTGGAAATGGAATGCGCCATTTGTGGTTCCTACGCCAAAGCCCCAACACCCTTAGATAAACCCTGATGTGGTCGTGGGTACTCGCCTGCGTAGGGGTGACTGGTATCTATTTTGTAGGGCGCAAAACAATATGGGGATGGTTTGTACTACTTTTTAATGAGTGCCTATGGATGGCTTACGCGATAACCACTAGGCAGTACGGGTTTATATTCGCCTCCTTAGCCTATTCAATTACCTATGTAAAGTCCTACCTTCATTGGAGAAAACCTAACACTATGTGAGGTTTAGCCTGTAAAACTTCACACAAAACCTCACACTTTATGCCACGGGGAAACACAAAACGTAAACCCAAGGAGCATAAATTGTCAGACCAAGAAGAGAACATCCTGCGTGTTTCAGCAGGCAGCAACCCACAGGCAGTCGCATCTGCCATAGCCCACAGCATCTATGAGACCCGCAAAGCCAAGCTTCGCGCAGTAGGCGCTGGAGCAACAAACCAAGCCATCAAAGCTATTGCAATCGCAAGCGGATTTACAGCACCACGAGGTATTAGCCTTGTCTGTATTCCTGGTTTCACCACTGTAGAGAGCCATGACGGGCCAATCAGCGCCGTTGTCCTTACAGTAGAAGTGCGTTAAGCCATATATTTTGGGCAAAAAGTCCTATCCTTATTTAAACCCCTTTGCAAAGGACACATAATGGAAAAACCAAAGAGCGAAAAGCATCTTGCACCAGCTTCGGCTAAGGTAAGCAAGGTTGACTTTAATGATGCTTCAGCAAAGCCTGAAAAAGGCACTCTTGTTAAAAAGAAGAATGCTGCAGCTGGCGACCCAACCCGTGAGGCTAAGCCTTCTCGTAAGAATGTAACAGCTGATGGACACCGTGCAGGTGCTCGTTACGGAATCAAAGTAGGATTCCAAAAGCAAGTTGCACCAGAGGCAGGCGCTGTCCAATCTAACGGTCGTTTGATTCCACCTGCTGTTAAGCGCAGCAAGCCAAACTTTACTTCAGGTATGGCTGACTAAGCTTTAAAAACTAAACCCCGTCGTCCTTAGGGATTGGCGGGGTTTTTTATTTGCGCCGATGATGAAACTGTGGTTGAATTACACCCATGTCGTTAAAGGAAGAGCTCAAAGAATACAAAGCTTCACCTTCTATTGCTGGAGCATCGTCTAGAGGACGTTGTGCTGTTGGGGCATGGCTTAAACAACAAGACCCCGAATTTATTATTGATTTTAAAGACATTCTAGATGTAGATGAATCAACAATGGCTTTGTACAGATTCCTTGCCGATAAGTTTGATGATTTGCCTTTTAAGCTAACCACATTCCGCCTACACAGAAATCGCTGGTGCTCATGTCTATAAAAGACGAGTTCAATAAGTTCGTTCAAACAGGAAAAGAAGGCTCAGACAAAACATCGAAAGGTATTCCCGAAGCGTGGAGACCTCGGTCAGAGATTGACCAAACCACAGGCGGATACATTATTAGTTCACCACGAACTGATAGCAACACCCCAGGAGCAGAAGAGATACTACGTGACGCTAATTTAAACCCAGAAGAATGGGTATTAGTTAGCAGTCGTAGAGGTAGTTGGCAAAAGTTTGATGGTGAATGGCTGCACTCGTGGCGTGTTAACGTAGTTCCAGCATCACCTGCTAACGCAGACTACGATGCAGAAAAACTTATTGACGAGCTTATTAAATGGAAACCCTCAGGAAAAGTATCTGACTTTGACGGTGATTTAACAGCCGTGTATAGCGTTGGAGATACCCAGTACGGAAAAGACGACACCCCTGCAATTGTAGACCGTATGCGTAGAGGTATCGAAGAGTCTGTTTCACATCATAAGTTCTTGCAGAAAAAATACACAATTGGTCAGATTGCACTTCCACAACTTGGAGATTGCATCGAAGGAATGACCAGCCAAAAAGGTAAGGTTATGGGGCGCCATGATATTGGCGTATCCCAACAAGTTCAGGTGGCTCGTCGTGTCCTGATGGCACAGATTAAAGCGATGGCTCCCCTTGCATCAAAGATTATTATTCCCGTAGTTCCAGGAAACCATGATGAAGTGCAGCGTTTTCTAGTTTCGCGCCCAGAAGATTCATGGGCGTTAGAAGTTGTCAAGGCTGTAGAAGATGCGTGCATGGAAAATGATTTCCTTAGAAATCGCGTTGAGTTTCGTTATCCAGCTTTAGATGACAGCACCTTGTGCGTTAATTTAAGTGGAACTATGTACGGAATGGCTCACGGACACCAAGGCCGTGACATGATTAA